CTCCTGCTAAGTTTTATCAAGAATATATGAACCAAGCTAAATCCCCTGAAGACCAGATATTTAGTGAGGAGGATATTAATGAAGGTTATTACAAAGGGAATGCAAGATTTGACGAGCAAGCTGATTCTTGGTATATACAATTGGACGATGACTCTAAAAAATACATCAATATCTACATCGGTGTTGACCCTGCTTCAACGATTAATAGCTATAGTGATTTTAGTGTCATTATGGTTATTGGTGTTACTGCCGAGTTTGATTATTATGTTCTTGAGTACTGGAGAAAAAGAGTACTCCCAATGGAATGTGCAGATGAAATATTTAAAATCCTTGAACGATACTCGCCAGTTAGAAGAGTAAATATTGAAACTATTGCATATCAAGAGATGTTAAGAGATTATGTTTATAAAAGAAGTAAAAAAGAAGGATTGTTTATTCCAGGAATCGAAAAAGGTATAAAAAATTACGGAAACAAAAAAAAGAAAGATAGACTATTTGAAGGACTTCAACCAATGTTTAAGCAAGGAGCTGTTCATTTAAAGAAAAACCATCATGAATTTATTGGAGAGCTATTAGATTTTCCAAAAGGCTCACATGATGATTGTATTGATGCATTTTGGTTGTCTACCCAATTTGCACGTGGGAATCCAAAAGCAGGTAATAAATTAAAACATAAAAATAAAGATGGTAGTTATAGTTATAAACATAAAATATATAACTGGATGACAGGAAAGAGAGTGTGATTTGCATTTAACAATAATTTATCAGTATATTATCGACCATGATTCAAGAAGATATTAGAGTTAAAGAGATACGTGAGTTATGGGACCGCTGGTCTGATGCACGTAAAGACTGGGATATTCAAGCAAGAGAAGATATTGACTTCTATTTAGGGAATCATTTTTCAGAAGAAGAAATGGATGCTCTTGCTGAAAGAAATCAATCTTCTATGGCTATTGATAGACTTTATTCCGCCATTGAACAGTTTAAAGCAATTATAACATCTAAACCTCCAAAATTTACAGCTGTTGGAAGAGAAGATTCTGATAATAAGATGGCAAATGTATGGAAAGGAATGCTTGAATATATATGGGATATATCTGATGGAGACGAAACTTTCAAGCAAGTTATTCATGACTATGCAGTTACAGGGTTAGGATATTTTTATTCATATATTGACCCTGAATCTGATTATGGTAGAGGTGAAGTAAAATTTACATATGTTGACCCATTCCGAGTTGTAGTTGACCCAAATTCAAGAAGTCGTTGGTTTGATGATGCATCAGGGTTAATGTTATCCACAATATTTTCAAAAAGACAATTATTAGATTTATATCCACAATTAGGAGAAATAGCTGAAGGTGAAGAAAAATCTATTATTGATGATTTAGAAACATTAAATGAAGAAGATTATCCATCTTCTACTAATGCTGCAGCAAAAGCGAGATTTACTCCTGATGTGGTTAAAGATTATGATACATTTGAAACTGAGAAATATAGATTAATTGAGTCATTTTCAAAAATTAAAGTACCATATTTCAGAATGGTTAACCTTCAAAGTGGTGAAGAAAAAATTCTTGATGAACAATCTTTAGCTGGTATTATGCAAGATGAAAAAACAAGAGTTGCAGTTGACGAAGGCATGCTTGATTTTGTTCAAGTTATGCAAACAAGAATTAAACTTCTTTGTTCGGTTGGACAAGTAGTATTATATGAACGAATATTAGATACTGATGTGTATCCAATAGTTCCAGTTCCAAATATATGGACAAATACTCCATATCCAATGAGTGATATAAGAAAAAATAAAGATTTTCAAAGGTTCCTCAATAAAACGGTGTCATTAATTACCTCACATGCTCAAGCTTCTTCAGGCCTCAAGTTACTCGTACCTCAAGGAAGTGTCCAAGATATGGAAGAATTAGAACGTGATTGGGCAAATCCGAATGCTACAATAGAATATGACCCATCTCTTGGGGAACCACATTTTCCATCGCCACAACCATTGGCGAGCTCTATACTTCAATTACCTCAAATGATTGAAAAATATATTGACCTTAATATGGGCATCTTTGAAATGATGCAAGGGAATACGGAGGTTGCACCAAAAACCTCGTCAGCCACAATGATGCTAGAAGACTTTGGTCAAAGGCGTTCCAAATCAAAGCTTCGTGATATTGAAGGTAGTCTAAAGAGACTTGGTAGAGTTATTTATAATCTTGCTAAGTCTCATTATGACTTTAAAAAATCATTTAGAATTGTTCAACCTAATAATGATATTGATGAATATACAATTAATAAAAGATTATATGATGATAAAACTAAAGAATTAATGAATATTGAAAATGATATATCTATTGGTCAATTCGATATAAGAGTTATAGGCAGTTCTACAATGCCTTCTAATAAATGGGGTGAGTGGAATGTATATATGGAAGCATATCAAGCAGGCCTTATTGATAGACAAGAAGCTCTTAAGAAAACAGAAATATTTGATAAGCAAGGAATCTTACAACGAATGGATGTAGTTGCGCAACTTCAACAACAACTTCAAGGAGCTCAAGAGCAAATTAAGAAATTGAGCGGAGATTTACAAACTAGAGATAGGGAATCTGTTAACTTAAGAAAACAAACTGAAGTTGAAAAATTTAAAGGAAGACTTAAAGAGCAAGAATTAGGCTCAAAGGCTGATAGTAAAATTGCTGTCGGTAGACTTAGTAACGCTGTTAAACTTGAATCCGAGAAATTACGTTTAAATACAGAATCACAAAAACGTAGTGAATCTCAAAAAGGTGCCAAGAAATAGCAAAAGGAGATTATAATGACAGATAATCAAAATAATAACGTAGATGAATTTGGAACTCCATTCAATGAAGGAATGGGACAACCCAATGATTCTATAGGGCAAGATGGACAGGTTGATATGCAGGAGAATTCTACGCAGAATTGGGAAGAACAGGCCAAGTACTTCCAGTCTGAGAAGGATAAACTATCTGCAGAAAATCAAAAGCTCAAACAATATGAAGAAGTTGGTAAATTTTTGGAATCACGTCCTGATGTAGTGCAAGCAATTGCAAATCAAGCAGGTGGTCAACCACAAGAACAACCTCAAGTATCGTTAAAGCCAGATGAGTTCGACCCATGGGAAGCCTACAATGACCCAACATCAGAATCCTATAAATATAGGATGGGTGAAATGCAATCCAATATTAACAATGCAGTTAATTCTGCTGTAGGCCAAGCAACTGAAGGAATACGTCAACAATCAGGAAGAACACAACTTGAATCACAATTAACAGCTCAAGGTATGAATAGTGCTGATATTGATTCTTTTATGGAATTTGCTGATAAACATCCTTCTGAGTATGGTTTAGAAAATGTTGTTAAAATGTGGAGAGCAGTTTCACAGGCTCCAGCACAGAGCCATAATGATAATCCACTTGACCAAGTACGTAATGTACAAAGTCAGCCTCAACCTACAGGTGTTCTCGCAGGAGAGCGTCCTAAAGGTCCAAAGTCTGATGAAGAGTCAATGTGGGATAGAGTAATGGGTGCTGGAAGTCGAGCAAATGTTTTAAAATAATAATAATGAAGGAGAAAAGTAATGGCAACATATAGTCAAGGCAGTTTATCGGCTAATGGTACATATACTCCTGGGTCATCGAATACTGATTTTCACACAAGACGTTTATTCGACTTTAGTGATAGAGTAGCAGAACTTGCCCCAGAAGAATCACCATTTTTCGTTTATCTGACAAAAGTAGGAAAAGTGCCAACTTCAGATTCCCAGTTCCGATTCTTAGAAGATAGAACAAAAATATCAATAACAGACAGAGCATTTTTTGTTGATGGAGCACAAACTTTAGCTGCTGCTGGTGGTATAACTGACATGTTAGTTGAAAATGTCACAGGAGCCACTACAGCTGCTACAGGTGTAGCATCTACAGATGGAAATGTACCCTGGCTTATTAAAGGTATGGTTGTTTGCTTCGGAGAAAATGAAGATACTAATGGTTATCCTATTAGTGCTGTAGCAAGAATCGAAAATATAACACATAATTCTGCTGATACAACAATTCAGGTTAGAACTATTTCTGCACCTGGAGATTCAACTACTGCGGTAGATGATGAAGTTAAGGTCACTGTTATAGGAACTGCGTTTGAAGAAGGTAGTGGTGCCCCAGATGTATGGTCTCAAAAATTAGGTCATGATTATGGGTATACACAAATCTTTAAGACAGCAGCCGAAATGAGCAATACATCAAGAGCCACAGTATATCGTGGATATTCTGATGAATGGTCACGAATATGGAATCTTAAATTAAGAGAACATAAGATTGACATAGAAAGAGCAATGCTCTTTGGACAAAGAGGCTCGCAAAATGGTATTAATTATACTGAAGGTATTTGTGGAAATATAATCTACAATCAAGCAGCAGCAACTATTTCTTATGGTGGAGGACAATTGTCTTACTCTGAAGATAAGGGATATTTGAAATCTGTTGCACTTGGTGAGTGGAGTTATGATGATTTGTTATCTGACTTGGAAGTAGTATTTGACCCTGCAAGGGGTGGAAGTACTTCTAAATTAGCTTTAGCAAGTCTTCCAGTAATATCTCATTTCAACAAAATTGGTTCAAGTAACACTTTTGTTGGTAACTCTAATAGTACAACAGTTCCTTATAACTTTGAGAGAAGTCAAGGAACTTTTGGACATCAAGTTACGAAAATTGATACTGTTCATGGCGATTTATCACTTGTTAAAGAACCTCTATTTAGAGGATTTGCTTCAGGGTTTATGTGTATGGTTGATTTAGACCATGTATCATATAGACCTTTAGTTGGGAATGGTATTAATCGTGATACATCTATAACAACTAATGTGCAACAGGCTGATGAGGATTTACGAAAAGACATGATTCTAACAGAAGCAGGTCTTGAAGTATCTCTTCCTGAAACTCATGCACTATGGCAATTGGAAGGAGTATAAGGTGAGAAGTGATATCTTAAATTCAAATAGTCTTAGCTCAGCAGGTACGTTAGCCAAGGTAAGAGAAATAACAGCTACAGAGTCTTTAACACAAGCTGATTCAGGAATGATTCTTGCGTTAAACTCTTCAGCTGCTGTGGTAGTAACTTTGCCAACAGATGCAAACTGTGAAGTTGGATGCAATTATCTATTTATTGTTCAAACAACAAATGATAATGCATATACAATTAAAACAGGTGATGATGCTGATTCTGGAGGTGATGACTTTGTAGGTGGTGTTCAATTATCATCTACTACCGCTGGCTTTGGACATGCAGTTTTAGTAGCAGCAAATGATTATGAAATAGTTCTTGACGGAAACTTAGCCGATACAGGTGGAGAGAAGGGCTCTTGGGTCTCAGTTCTCAAAATCTCATCTAATGAGTGGATGATTCGAGGAAATGTTTATAGTGATGATGCTGATTCAGATGGCACTGCTCTATTCACTAACAGCTAATCCGAACACATAAGGATTAATAGTTATTGGGAACTATGGAGTAAGTCGTATAAAGGGCTTACTCCGAATCCCTTCACAAATTTAAGGAAACATATGCCGAAGAAAATTAAAAAATATCAAAAAGGTAAAAAATTAGAAGGTAAACTTAATGGTCCATCTCATAAAGAAGGTGGAATAAAATTTAATGTTGGTGGAGAAATACAAGAAGCTGAAGGCGGAGAATTTGTTATTAAAAAAGATTCAGTTAATCCGAATACGGAAGAAGTATTAGAACATATAAACAAAACAGGTGATGTGCCTCAATATAAAGGCGGAGGGTGCATTAGAACTGAAGATGCAAGAAAAAGGAGCAAGAATTATGCCTAAGACAGTAGACCCTATAACAGGAGAGATTAAACATTTTGATTATTCTGCAAAAGGAAAACAGGAAGCTGAACAACATGCAAGTGAAACAGGCGCAGAAGTTATACCAACATATGATGCTGGTGGTCGAGTACAAAATATAAAAGGATATGGAGAATCAATGCTTCCAGAACCAAATGGAGCAATGTCTGATGAAGAAGCTGTAAAGTATCTTAATCCATTAGCAACTGCTGAAGAAGGTGGAAAAATATATAAAAAAGGTGGCAAAACATATGAAGAAAAAGGAAAGACTTTATATACTCCAATTAAAGTAGAAGGACAAAAAGGGAAAGTAACTTCAAGGAGAGGTTTAAAGGAAGCTGTTGCAGAAAAAGAAGTTAAAGAATCACAAGGAACTTTTGACCAAGCGTTTGCTAGAGCTAGAAAAGATAAAAAGGATACTTTTATATGGAAGGGTAAAAAATATAATACAAGAACTAAAGAATAAAGTAAAAGGTTTATTAATTAAATGATTAGAACTAGAACATATTATTGTGATGATTGTAATAAAACCGTAGAATTTAAAAGTAATGAAAGTCATGTATGTGTATGCGGTCATATATTTGGGGTTAAATTTAATAATACTAAAAATCATGTAAATATGCGGACAACTTGGTCAGGGCAAACTCAGGTTGAATTTAGCCAAACAACAATTGACCAAGATATTGCAGAAAGGAATGCTAGATAATGGCTTGGGATTTTGCAGCAGAAATACATAATTTAACAAATTTTGATGCAGATGATACTTCAACAACTGCTACAAGTGGAGAAACATTATCTGCCCATGCTACACAATGGCTCACAGATGGAGCAAGAGATGTTATCAATGCATTATCTAAAAGTGGACAATATATTGATTTAATGACTTCAGTAAATATTTTAAATACAACTTCAGGAGCTACATTATCATTAACTAACTCAAAAGTTAAAGATGTATCTTTGTATGATGGAACAAGACTTCAAGGGTGTAGAATAATATCTGCTAATATGCGAGGTCGTGCAAGTGATATAAATGATTTAATGAATTATGCTACTACTTCTGACCCTGTATATTGGATAAATGCAAAAACCCTAGAAACATTTCCTACTCCAACTGATAGTAATTATGCACATGTAACAACAGTTAGCTATCCATCTGTTGCTTATAGCGATAGTTCAATATCTTCATTTCCTGATGAAGCAGAACATCTTGTTGTATTATATGCAGCTATAAAAGCATTAGAATATATGATGCTCTCAGAAGAAGACGGAGAAGTATATGGGCCTCAATTACAAACATTAAAACAAGATTATGGACAAGGAATTTCATTGCTTGTAGGTGAAAAAGCGAGAGGATAAATAATGGCAAGAAGCTTAACAATTAAAAGTGTTATATCTCAATTAGAAGGTATATTTGGACGGCAACCTGAGAATTATATGTTAACACTTGTAAATGAGGGACTGATGAATATTGCAGTTACTAAACAAGAAAAT